CTTTGTCATATCAATTACTTCGACCGGTTCGTCATCGAAGCAGTAGGCAAAGAGCAGTATTTCAAATGTTGTATCATCAACGTATCGCTGAGCCCCATATTTAATAGGGCAGTCAGAATACGTTTCCACATCAATACTGAGCTCCATATTTTCCTCCTTAGATGAATTCGTCATCGTCCATATCGCCTAAATCGTCGTCGCCGAAGTCATTAGCAGATACGTGAACGCCACCTAGGCGGTCACCATCTTTAACTTTACGAACACCATTTAGGCCAAAGCCTACACCTTTTTTACCATTGAAGTTATAAGCGAATACGGATAAAGCGACCTGCGCGTATACACCGGAGTAGATTTCTTCTTCGATGTCGAATTGGTCCATCTTGATTTTGTCACGAGTGAATACGATAGGTTGTTTATCGCTATTCGCATTAATGAAGAATTTACCAGCGTAGGTTTCCGGTTGGTCAGCTACTGCTTCATCTGTATCACCATCGCGTAAGTTCAATTTAAGGTAGGCTGCTTTACCTTCTACCTTAGCTACTGCTTTCGGATCCGCTTTAAGTTCTTCAATCGCACGTTCAAATGCTTTGATTGTCTTCTTGTCTGTTTTATCAATAATGATTTGAGAGCTATATTTTGCTTTGCCGTCGTCGTTTTTACGAGGTTGAGCGATGTTTGCATAGGAAAGTCTTACGATACCAGTTGTTAATTTAGCCATTGTTACGGTCTCCTTCTTTAAATGAATTATTTGTTAGCTTCTACTTCAGTCATTAATTTGTTTACGAGTGCTTCTAGTTTAGAAATACGGCTTTGTGCATCTTTGGCTTCAGCAATGTAGTCAGAACCTTTACCAGTTTTGAATGCTACGTTTACTGTGTATTGGTTCTCACCACCTAACGTAGCACCAAAGCCAAGCATGATACGTTCATTAGGTCTAGCGAATACGCCGAGCGCTACGGCATTACTGTTACGGTAGTGGCCGTAACTTACAGCGTAGCTGACTTTGTCATTTCTGTTAAAGTCTAATGGATGCAAGCCTGCAAGTGCTGCGGAACTTGCACCTAATCGATTAACACGTTGGCCAAGATTGTTGACCTTGTTGTTAATGTCATTAGCTAAGCCCAAAGAACGATTTTCTAAGGTCGTGATACGACCTTCATGATTATCTGCTACATGTTCAAGGCTTCTGATATCCGCTGTATTAGCAGTTACCTTTTGGCCAAGGGAGTTGATAGCAGATGTATTATCATTGATGCGGTTAGTGTTGTTGGCGATTGCGGTAGTATTACCTGCGATAGCTTGCTCATGATCGTTCACTACATCGCCAAGCATGTTCAAACCGATTGCCACATCCTTAATATTTTTCTTATTTTTACTAATTTGTTTAGCGTTTGTTTCGATTTCATCAATCGCAGCGAACAGCTGGGAGCCATTTACAGCGTCTAATGAATCAACGGAGATTTGACCAGCGCTGACATTCGTGAGTTGGCGGTTGTACTGAGTTACTCCGCCGGCACCTGCACGGGCTTTAGCGCCAAAACTTACCACGCTTGCCGGTTGCTCGCCTGCAAATACGTGGCGAGTACCATTAATTGTGATACCATCAACACCAACGGCGCTATCTGTAACGCTGTTAGTACCGATTGCTACCGAATTCGCTTGGTCAGCAATCGTGTTGTTACCAAATGCAACGGCATCAGTGGCTAAGGATTTGGCATGAGTGCCAAATGTAAGAGCACCTTGACCATTAGATTCGGAATTAGACCCGAACACTAATTGTTCCTTTTGGGAACCAATTTTGTTGTTGTAGCCGACCACAGCGGACTGTCCGCCTGCCACTGTGCCGTTGTTAGCGCCAATCGCTACGGAGTTTTCACCGGTCACGTTATTAGTACGTCCAAGTGCCACACTGGATTCGCCGGATACGAAAGCGCCGTTGCCGATAGCCACGCTATCATAACTAGAAACGCGAGCTTGATTGCCGATGGCTACTGTGTACTCTACTAAGCTTTCGGCGTGGGAACCGAATGCGAAGGAATTACGACCTGCTGCAGTAGCATTATTGCCACCTGCGAAACCATTTTCACCTGTTACAGTATTGTTAGTACCGAACGCCAACGCATTATTCGCGTCAATGTTATTTTGGAAGCCCCATACTGCGGAGCTTGTAGACGTTGCGGAAATAGTATTATCTGTACCGCCTACTGTGTTGTTACTAGTTGCACCAGCTACGTTTACTGCCAACGCGGAAATTGCCAATGCTGTTGTTAATGTTTTGTTCATCTCTTATACCTCATCTTCAAATTCATTCATCATTGTTTCAACTGTATTGATTGCTGGGCGTTTATCGCTTTCCGGTACAAGCGTAGGCTTGCCTTCCGGCTTTTCGATATATGCTTCTAAGTATTCGGCAACGCCCTTTTTACCGAGTACTTTTTGTAGGTTTGTGATACCTTCGAGTTCACGTGGCTTAAAGATGTCTTCTTCCTTATAGCCGTTATCGAGTAATGTTTTAGCTGCTGCATCCGGATCCGTTATGGTACGTCTTGATGTACCCTCGACTAATTTATATCCAGGCCATTGCTTTTCACCCGATAATGCTTTTTCATAAGCGAAGTCGTAAACACCTTTAATCCATTTCGTGATTAAATCTTTCATCGCTAGAATGTCAGATACTTCACGGTCAGTAAGTAATTGATTAAGCTTACCGCCATTCTTATAGAAGGTATCAAGGCAAGTATCTGCTAATGCTCGGCAGGTGTGCCGTGCTTTACAGAAGTTACAGTAATCGCAAGGCGTACATTCGCCCTCACCTTCCCAAGCACGTTGTGCGATTGGTTTGATATCTTCGCCCCAGTCAAGAAGTTCTTCAAGTGACATTTCATCGGTGGACACACTATCAAGTCTTGGTTGAACGATCGTCATACGAACTGTTTTAATGTCGTATAAGAACTCATTTACATCGTAGGCACCTAATGCGTATAGCCGCATTTGTGTGTTTTCAACGGCGCTAACAGGAACGCCTTTACCATACTTCAGGTCGATTACTTCCAGGATGCCATCGGCTACGATTACCATATCGCCAGTACCAAA